GCTGCGGCCATCACAGGCGCTGGCTTTAATCTTAGCGACTTTGCCAAACTTGCCAAAGACTACGGCGTACCATTGTCTGCGCTGGTGAGCGCTGTCACCGGCTCCCGCGCGGCCACGGACGCTGCAAACATCCAAGCAGAGTCTGCCCGTGAGGCGCGAGCGCTTGCGGAAAAGATTTTCAACGAGCAGAAGGCGCTGCAAGAGCCCTACCGCGCAGCCGGCATCACGGCGCAGAACCAGCTCCTTAACCTGCTTGGGCTGTCGGGCAACACCGCGGCGGCCGAATACGGCAAGTTTGCGCGTCCGTTTGGCATGTCAGACTTCCAACAAGACCCAGGCTATGCGTTCCGGTTGAGCGAAGGCATGAAGGCGCTGGAGGCCAGCCGCGCCGCGAGGGGCGGTCTGTTGTCCGGCGCTACCGGCAAGGCGCTTACGCGCTACGGTCAAGAGATGGGCTCGCAAGAGTACGGCAACGCATTCAATCGGTTCCAAACCGAGCGCGCCAATAGGCTAAACCCGCTGGCTGGTTTGATGGCGTCGGGTCAGGCGGCAGCAGCAGGCCAAGCGGCAAACGCAGGCAACTACGCTACCACAGCCGGCAACCTGACGACCGACATTGGGGCAGCGCAAGCAGCCGGCGGTATCGGTTCGGCCAACGCCATCACCAACGCGATGAATCAACTTGCGCGGTATAGCGCGGCTCAAAATCTGCCTGATATTATTCGGCAGTCTGTCTACGCTCCGGCTATCCGTTAAGGACACATCATGCCGATTAGACCAGAACTAGCACTACAAGTTAAAGGTATTGAACTGCCCGATCCGCTGGCTATGCAAGCGCAGGCCACGCAGATCCAGAACGCCCTCCAGCAGCAGCGCATGGGCGAGATGCAGATCCAGAACGCTATGCGCGAGCAACGCCGTGAGCAAGACTACGAAACGGTGCTCTCTGGTTTTAAACCCGGCATGAGCTTAGAAGAGCGCGTCGCAGCATTGCAACAGCGCGGGCTTGGAGCCAAGGGCGCGCAATACGCCAAGACGCAGCTTGAGATGGAGAAAGAACGTCGGCTATCTCAAAAAGCAGGCGTTGAAACCGAAGTCGCTAAGTACGGTTTGTTTGGACAATTGCTGTCGAATGTTACGGACCAAGCGTCACTTGACGCTGCGCTTCCGCAGATCGCGCGAATTCCTGGCATGACCGAGCAGGATCTTGCACAGCTAAGCGTGTACAACAAACCGATGATCGAGTTTTACAAAAACGCCGCGCTAACAGTTTATCAGCGGGGCAGTCTAGCAAATCAACAAGAGCAAGCGCGAGCCGCCGGCACACGCGCCCAAGCCGCCGTGTCTCAAGCCGCTACAGCAGCGGACAGAGCAAAGTTTGAACGCGAAAACCCTGGCTTTACCATACAAGAGACTGATAAAGGATTGTTTAAGGTCAACAAGCGGACCGGCGCAACGGAGCCGTTGATGCAGGACGGCGAACAACTAAAAGCGCCAGAACGCCGCCCGCTAGTCCAAGTAACGCCCGGCGAATCTGCGTTTAACCAAGCCATTGGCACTGGCTTAGGAAGACAAGTTGTAAAAGACCTTGAGGCGGCCCAAACAGCGCCGTCTATTGCAAATCGCGCAAACAATGTGCTGGCTGCAATCGATGAAAATAAAGCCTTTGTTGGCCCCGCGTCCCAATTTAAGTTGCAATTAGCGCGCGCGCTTAATGTGACGGGCAAAGGCCCGTCGGAACAGATTGCGGCTACCGAGAGTCTTATAGCTGACTTGAAACAAGCTGTGATTGAGGCAATCAAAGCGTCAAATCTTGGTACGGGCAACGGGTTTACTAACAAAGACTTGGACTTTTTGGTCAAAGCAAAAGCGGCTGATATTGCAAACGATCCAAAAACTTTGGCTGAGTTTGCTCGGCGCGCGTATCTAACCGCTGAAGAAGCTGCAAAACTAGGCACTAAGATAGTTGAAACTAACGAACAAGTTAAACGACAGTACCAAGGAAGAAGTTTTGAAGTGCCGTCAATGTTTCAATCTTCTGGCAAGTCAGGGGTGCGTCGCGGCACAGCGGCTGCCGCAGAAGACGGCGGACGACGGGAGATTGAGCCTGGCGTATTCGTAACTGAGAGGCCGTAATGCCTAAATACACGCTAGAAGTTGGAGGCAAAACGTATGACATTGAGTCAGATCGGTTGCTATCTGATAGCGAGCTATCGTCATACGCATCCAAACTAGGTGAAAGTAAAGTTGCCGGCGTTGGTGTCGCTACAGCAATTCCATTTATCCCCGAGCAAACCCGGCAAGAGCTTGCTGAAACAGAACGCAACATCCGAGGTGGCGTGACGCGCGGCCTTGGGTCTGTAGCCGCTACAATCGGATTGCCGCAAGCCGCGCGGGCGTTGGGAGCGGCAAACGCGCCCAATCGCGAAGACATGGACGCCTATCTTGCGCGTACAATGGGTGTTGACCCTGGGTCGGCAGCGTACAAGGGCGGTCAAATAGCCGCTGAAATTGGCGCAGGGCTGCCTGTGCCTCGCGCTGCTGGTGCGATTGCTGCGCGCGTTCCCGGCCTAGCGCCCTACGCTCCTGCCATTAGTTCGTCTGGTTTTAATCCCGGTGCGCTAACTGGCGTGCAAAACCTGTTGGCGCGTGTTGGCGGTGGCGCAATTGGCGGCGGTACGGCAGCAGCAATCGTCAACCCAGAAGACACTTTGGCCGGCGCTGTGCTTGGGTCTGTACTGTCCCCAGCAACTCAACTGGCGTTAGGCGCTGGCCGCACAATTGCCGACCGATTTATTAACCCGGCAATCGGCGCAGCCAACGCGCTTGTTAAAGCTGGTGGCGAGGAATTGGCGAACGCGCTGCGAGCAACACGCGGCATGAAGACTACGCCGGGCTTTAAGCCTACTCTAGCCGAACGCGCGGTTGAGGGCGGCGTCGAGACGCCGGCGCTTGCAGCGATGGAGCGGCGGCTTCAAGAATTGCCGGTGGAAGAGCAAAGAGTATTCGAGGCCAACAAAGCTCGCGTCGTTGCGTTGAAAAACGAATTGGCGTCTATTGAAGCTGAGTTTGCCAAGCAAGGCGCGGCAGTCACGCCAGAGGCTACTGCTGAGCTAAACGCAGTACGCAGTTCGCTACAGCAGCGGTTGGCCGCAGAGCAAACTCAACTTAACAAGCTGGCTGAGCAGTTGACCGGTGGCTTGAAGAAGACCGGGCCGCTCGTGCCAGGTGAAGAGTTATCTGCTCGGGCACAAGCTCTGAAGACTGAAACTCGGCAAAAAGTAGTTGCGCCTGCGTATGACGCCGCATTTAAGGCAGCGGGCGATACGCCGATCGACGTTAGCAATGTTGTCGCCAGCGCCGAGAACATTCTTGGCAAGCCGTTGACGGCTTGGGATCCTAGCACTGCGCCGCCGATCGTACGCGCGCTGTTGAAGTTGGCCCCGAAAATGCCGGAGGCTCAGCCAGTTGGAGCTGGGCGGATCTCATCGCGCATGATGACGACGCCCGCCGCTCCTGAAGGTCCGGCTACGTCAACACTTGAGAACCTTGACGCTATTCGCAAGGTCATCAACCAAGAGGTTACCGACGCCGCTCGCGGTACATCATCGCTGTCAGCGTCTGAGGCGCGCAACTTGATGGAGCTTCATAGCGCCATCGATAATGCGATTGGGTCTAGCACCACGTTGTCCGATGACGCCAAGCGTCTCTACTCATCTGCGTTAGAAACGTACCGCACGCAATTTGCGCCTCGTTTTAAGAGCGGCGAGACGGCGCGGCTGTTGCAGCCGTCGGCGTTTAACGAGACACGGCTGATGCCCGAAGATGCTGTCGGTAAATTCTTGGTCGACGAAACCAACGCACGTCAGTTCGTCACGACATTTGGCAACGACCCGCAAGCCCGAGCGGCTATGGCAGTGGGTGTTGAAGACATGTTTAGAAAGGCCGTTGTTGATCCAGTAACGCAGCGCGTTAAGCCTGACGCTGTAGCCAAATTCTTACAGACCAACGAGCGTCAACTAGACACCCTTGAGCAAGGCGGGTTGAGCATCCGCAATCGTCTTGAGCAAGTGCAACAACAAGCCGCCAATCTTGCTAAAGGGTTTGACAACTTAGCGGCGCTTAAAACGCAGTTTGGCGGCGAGACTGCGCAAGATGTTGTAACCAATTTGTTGAAAGAGCCTTCGCGTATGCGCGCTGCGCTACAGCGCATGGATGACGGCGCAAAAAGCGCGTTGGCGCGTGAGACGTCTGATCGCGTGTTGCGTCAGATCAGCGATGGGCGCCCGCAGGACGCGCTGAAGTTCTTGTCAGACAACAAAGCATCAGCTATGCAGGCGCTTGGCGGCAAAGGCGTTTATCAAGACATGGTGGATCTGACTGAGCAAGCCATACAACTCCGAAAAGTTCAGACGGAGTTCAAAGGTGTGCCGTCGTTTGCTGATGTGGAAAATACAATAAAAGATTTTGTGCCAAAATTGTCGCCGACTGAGTTTGATTCGTTGGCTACGGTTGCTCGTGACATTGCACGGGCGCAAAAAACTAGCGCGTTGGCGGATATCGGTACCAAGGCGCCCGCGCCCAAACCAGGCAAGGTTGCGACTGAAGCCGCAGAAGAGACAGGTTTTAAGCCGCCACCCTACTTCGACACAGCGGCTACAACTGCGCGATCGGTTTGGGCGGGGCTGGAAGGCCGCGTCAACAAGCGTGTTGCTGCACAGTTGACCGAGTTTATGTATCGAGATCCCGATGCGGCTATCGACGCAATCGAAAAGGCGCGCCAGCGCGCGACCGCTCGAAAAGCCTTTACCGACCGTGCGGGCCGCGCTACGACTGCCGTAGGGGCGCAAGCGGCGGAGACAACCAGAAACATGTTTACATTTGAGCAAGAACCTGAAAATGCCCTTGCGAGGTAACGATGGCATCAGCAAACGAAGTGGAGGCTCGCTTGTCAACGCATGAAGCGGTGTGCGCGGAACGATGGAAAGAGACGATCCTGCGCATCAAGCGGCTGGAGCACATCTTGATCGGCACTGCGGGCGCGATCATCATGCTGCTCTTGGGGCTCGTGTTAAAGGTGTGAGATGCTAGACCCAATCAGTCTGTTGGCGACTGCGACTGCCGTCTTCAACGGACTGAAGAAGGCGGTTGAGATTGGCCGAGAAGCCGAGGATGTCTTTGGCCAGCTTGGCAAGTGGGCCGGCGCCGTCAGTGACCTGCAAGAGTGGATGAACGGCGAGCAGGCCAAGCCCCCGCTCTTCAAAAAACTCACCTTTTCCAAATCAGCCACCGTTGAGGCGTTTGACGCCTACGCCGCCCAGGTCAAGATCAAGGAAATGGAAAAGACGCTGTACCACTGGTTCCACTACGGACCGCTCCAGCACCTTGGCCGCGATGGCTACGTTGAATTTGTACAGATGCGGCGGCGCATCAAAGAGCAGCGCGAGAAGATGATTTACGAACAGATCAGGCGGCGCAAGAAGTTCATCAAGAACGCAAGTGATGCAGGTTTGATCGCCGTCGTAGTGGCCACAGGCGCGCTGATTCTCTTTCACATCGCTATGTTCATGGTGGATCGGTGGCCGGAATGATTGACTTACATAAAGCAATTGGTGCGGTGGCGGCTAGTATTGCTGCGCTCGGCGGCGGGTATACGTTGTTCGACAAGTTTGGCTGGGTGGATAGAACCATCATCGAGTGGGCACCGGAACACTTCCAGATTGAGCCTGCCAGTATTGGTGAGCCGATTTCGGTAACGGTAGCCAGAATCAAAAAGCGGGATGACTGCTCAGTCGAATCTTTTGTCCCGGCGATTAGAGATGGCAAGGGCGTAGTTTTAGAAGCGGTGTCGTCCAACCCTAAGTTCTCCGGCCCTGCCGGCCCAGACATTGATACCTTTACCTATTACCTGACGCTAAGAGAAACACCCGCGCCGGGAAAAGCTACGCTGCTGGCGACTATCAAGTACAAGTGCCCAGAAGGGGAAAAGGTGGTGACTTATCCACGGCACAAGAATCTTACGTTTCACCTAAAATGAACTACATCTTCGGCATCATCGTCTTGTTAATGACCGTCCTAATGTTGGCCCTTGCGGAGGTTAGTTACTGATGCTACCCATCGTCGCTGGTATCGTATCTACCCTCATCCAGAACAACCTGCCCAAGGTCGCGCAAGCGGTCGTGGACAAGGGGCTCGACTACGTGCAGGAGAAGACGGGTGTTGAACTCAAGCCCGACATGAACGCCGAGGACATCACGCGCCTACGCGAGCGCGCGATGCAGCATGAAGAATTCATGGTCGAGCAGGCGAACAAGAACACGGCAGACGCCCGCGCGATGCAGATCGCGGCGCTCATCAACGGCAACGGCATCAGCAGATCGTTCGTCTACGTGCTGGCGACCTTCTGGTCCTTGGTCGCAGCGAGCTACATCTTTATGATTACGATGGTGACGATCCCCACCGACAACGTGCGCTTTGCTGACACGGTGCTGGGCTTCATCTTGGCGACCGTAGTGGCCACAATCCTCAACTTTTTCTTTGGTAGCAGCGCGGGCAGCAAGGCTAAGCAAGATACGATTGAGAGCAAGAAATGAAAGAGAACTGGGAGCGGGCGCTGGCGGCTGTGCTGCATCACGAGGGCGGCTACGTAAACCACCCGTCCGATCCCGGCGGCATCACCAACTTGGGCTGCACCAAGGCGACGTGGGAGAAGTGGTGTGGTCGCCCCGTGACCGAGCAGGACATGCGGGAGCTTGCGCCCAGCGACGTGGCGCCGCTCTACAAGGAGCGCTATTGGGACAAGGTGCGCGCCGACGATCTGCCGGCGGGCGTCGACTACGTGGTCTTCGATACCGCCATCAACTCAGGCCCAGGCCGCGCGGCCAAGCTCCTGCAAGAAGCAATCGGTGCAACGCCGGACGGCGCGATCGGCCCCATGACGCTGAAGGCCGTCGCTGCCATGCCGGCGTCTGACGTCATCAACAAGTTCCAAGACAATCGTCTTGTCTATCTTCAGACGCTACCCACTTGGCCCACGTTTGGTCGGGGCTGGGCGAGGCGCGTCGAAGAAGGTCGGGCTGCGGCACTACAGATGTCTCAATGAGCTTGCTGATATACCACTGAGCCTTCCGCAAGTCCTCAACGCCGTTCTTCTGTTTCCAGCGCCACAAGTATTTGATGGCGTTGGCGGTGCAAACCGCATCAAGCCCTTCCAGCCCTGCGGTCGCTGACGCGAGCGCGTCGATGCACTCCACGCCGCCGCGTGTGTAGTGCGGCGGGTGGTTCACCATGTCTACCATTTAGCTTCTCCCAGTTCAGTCATCATATCCGCGTGCGTGCGGGTACGAGTTGAGCATCGGTCGGTCGTAGGTGGCACGCTGTTCGGCTGGTGCGGGAGCGGCTGGCGGGGGAACGGCCATGCGACAGATGTGCCAGGTGCGCTGTTGGGTGCGCGCGATTTTGCCTGCTTGTTCGAGATCATTGAGTGCCTTATTGACGGTTGCGTGGCTGTAGAGAAAGTAATCCGCAATCTGCTTGGGCGTTACGGGCGTCTTGCGGTCCTTCAAGTACCGCTCAACTTTGGTTGCTGCTGTCATGCTGGATTCCAATCTGATGGCGCAACATCCGAGCCTCGACGACGACCGCTGCGCACAGGTCACGTGCGCGAATGGGATCGTTGGCCATCATTGCCTCCCAAATCTCGTCCACGATCTGCTTCAAGTTTAGATAGCCTTCGCTGTAATCAACCACGTCCGACCTCCGATATGCGTGTGGGTTGTTGGGCGCGTGCCCACTTGTCATGGTACTCGGGAAGTTCCGACGGCGGCACCCAACCGTACCGGCGCCACGTCTTCTGCACGTCGGTCGCCACGCCTACGGCGTAGACTGCGTCGCACGTTTCAAGAGATCCAGCCTCTCGCGGGTAGTGCGTAATGCTGCCGCCCGCATATGCATCCGCTCGATCAAAGACACACGCTTCTTGCCTGCCAGTTCCGCTTCGATCAGTTGCCACAGTTCACTCTCCGTTAGTTGATTAAGCCTTCGTTGTAGTTCGCGCCAGTTCAATTCGCTTCTCCAGTTTTGCAATCTCCGCAAGCACCCGGTTGAGCGCGCGCTGGGCGGCGTTGAACTCCCGCTGCCGTATGCGCGCCTCGGCCCGAGCGGCCTTTAGCTGTTCAGTCCATCGGTTCATTTGAGCGCCTCTAGTGCCATATCAGATACCTCTCGTTTCTCATGTAAAGCCTTCCAGATCGTTTCATCCACCGTGCCCTCGGTCGTGAGCAC